GGTGACCAGCACCTTGGTGTAGGGCTTGGCCAGTTTCGTGTGGGCGGTGACCAGCTGGTGGCTGGGGTTGAGTTTCTGAGCCACTGCCTGCCAGTCGGTGCGCGGGCTGGGGAATACCTCAGAGACGGTAGCGCGGAAGAGGTCGCCCTCGTCGGTCTTGACGCCAGAGGCCACAAGCTCTGCTTTCAGTGCGTCCTGGCGTGCGGTCAGTTCTGCGATCTCTGCGGCCAGCTGGCCCAGTTCGTCGATGATGGTTTTGATGTCGGTCATGTCGTGCTCCTCGAGTTGGTTATGCCCCGTTTCCGGGGCGTTGGTGGTTAGCAGATAACTTTGACGGTGCCTTTGGCAATCCGATTGTAAATTTTTTGGCCTTCGCTACCGGCGAGCCTTACGAATTCGCCTCTGACATTGCGCACAAATACCGCGCCTTCGGAAGTGATGCGGAACATGGTTCCTAATATTGAACATTTGTAAGTTGTCATGGCTTTCCCCTCTATGATTGGCCATCCTTGGCCAGTGTGATTAGATTACGTTGTGAGCTACTTGAAGGCAGGCCACGATGGGGTTGCTGTCTTCACGGCTAACGCAGCCGTCTTCGCAAGACCAGATGTTGCCTGCGAAGTAGGCGGTAAACTCAAACTCGCCGTCCAGAGTAACTTTTGCAATCTGGGGCGAAACCATCTTGATCTTGCCCGTGAAGCCACCAGCCTTGAAGGTTGTTTTGCCGGTCATTGCCAAAACGGCGTTTTTGCTGCTGTAGTTGTCTTTTGCGTAAGTGATGGTGTTCATGTTGTTGCCCTCTGTTTTGGCCGCTGCGTTGTTGCTGCGGTATGTGCGTATAGTGTATCAACCTGATACAGAGTGCAACACCTTTATTGTATCAATTTGCAACAATTTATTTGGCGTGAAATATTGACACAAAGTGGCAGCGGTTCTACCGTGCGCGGACACAAACCCGCCGAGGAGGCAGCACGATGAAAAGGCTCGTACTAGCGATTACCCTGTTGGCATGCACCAGCGTCCAGGCCCAGACCAACTGCCGCTCAGACTCTTTTGGTAACACGACGTGCACGTCCGGTTCGAGTTCGACCACGTACCGTAGGGATTCGTTTGGCAATACGATGGGATCGGACGGCTCAACGATGCGCACTGACTCGTTTGGCAACACGACCATCATGCGCCCGCGCCAGCCCAGCACTACCTACCGCACCGATTCTTTTGGCAACACGACCGGCTCAGACGGCACTCATATGCGCACGGATAGTTTCGGCAACACCACTATCACAAGCCCCACTGGGCGCCAGACCACCTGCCGCCGTGACAGTTTCGGTAACACGACATGCCAGTAAGCGATGGCTACAAAAGCCTGAGGTTGCCGACACCGTTCGTGGCCAAGATCAAGCGGGTGGCTGACGAACAGCAACGCAGCGTGGCCAAACAAGTGATGCGCTGGTGTCAACTGGGTGCGGCTGCACAGGCAAACCCGGACCTGACTGGTCGTGAGATACTGCAGCAATACGCCGCCAGGAAAGACGCAATACCTTAATTGTGACACCCCAGCCGGCGGTGGGGCGAATAACTCCGGCAGCCGCGGCGTGATGCTCCTCGGCGCTCGTGTGCTCATGTATACGGGCGTTGACCTCCTCTGGGGGGTTCCCTGCAGGCGTGACGCGGTTGACAGTCGGGAAAGACCGGCACCAATTTCGTTACTTCAAACACTAAACAGGAGTGAGAGAGATGTCGCAACTCACTGACATGCAAGAGAAATTCTGCGAAGAGTACCTGATCGACCTGAACATGACCCAGGCAGCAGTCAGGGCAGGGTATTCGCCGACCAGGGCAGCAGCGCAGGCAAGCAACTTAGTAGACAAACCGCAAGTACGCGAACGAATTCAACAGCTTAAAGCTGTTAGGTCACAGCAGACCGCTATTGATGCCGAGTGGGTACTACGTGAGAGCGTCGAGTCATACCACTACAACAAGGAGAGGGTTGTGGACAGGTGGGGCAATGAGGTCATGCGTAATGCAAGCATGGCAGCCAAGTTCCTCGAGATGGCTGGCCGGCACATAGGGGTCAAGGCATTTGATCCGAAGGTTGAAGTAGAGGCGCCGCCTCCGCTTCAAGACCTGAGTCTTGAGCAGCTGATTCAACTCAAAGCCACCCTTGAGAAGTTCGGGGTCATCCAGCACTCGTGACGGCCCTGAGTCCAGTCCAGCTCTACCGCCAGACCCTGATACAGATCGACAGGCATGAGTGTCGTGAGAGCCTCCACACGTTCGTACAGAGGGCGTGGCACATCATCGAGCCGGGTGTGACTTATGTGGACGGCCCTCACATCCAGGCGATCTGTGAGCACCTGCAGGCGATTACAGACGGGCAGATCCGGTTCCTGCTGATCAACATCCCTCCGAGGCATGCCAAATCGACAATCGTGTCTGTCCTCTGGCCATGTTGGGAGTGGATCCGCAGACCACAAGAGAAGTACCTGTGCGCCTCATACTCCGGCATCCTGTCCACCCGTGACAACCTGAAGGCCAGGCGCCTGATCACCAGCCCCTGGTATCAGGATCGCTGGGGTGAGACCGTGGCACTGACTGGTGACCAGAACCAAAAGACCCGGTTCGAGAACACCGCCACAGGCTACAGGATCGCGTCCAGCGTAGGGGGTACTGCTACGGGTGAGGGTGGATCCCGATTGATCCTGGACGACCCACACAGCGCCCAGGACGCCCAGTCGGACAAGATGCGTGAGAGTGCGTTGGAATGGTTTGACATGGTCTGGTCTACTCGCCTGAACGACCCCAAACGAGACGCGATGGTCACGATCATGCAGCGCCTCCATGAGCAGGATGTGTCTGGCAGGATCCAGCAGCTGGGGGACTGGGAGCACCTATGCCTGCCTGCAGAGTGGGACGGCGTGAAGCGCAAGACCAAGCTGGGGGTTTACGACCACAGGACAAAAGAGGGCGAGCTACTCTGGCCGGAGCGGTTCGGTAGGACAGAGCTGGACAAGCTCAAGACTGTGTTGGGTGATTATGGTGTGGCTGGACAGCTGCAGCAGACGCCAGCACCTGCCGGCGGCGGTATCCTCAAACCGGACAGGATCAGGCTCTGGCCCAATCACAAAGCCCTGCCCCCGATGGAATACATCCTGCAGTCCTACGACACAGCCTTTACGAAGGACACCCACAATGACCCTACAGCGTGCTCAGTCTGGGGGCTGTTCTTTTGGGAGGGCTGCTACAACGTCATGCTCATTGACGCCTGGCACGATCACCTGGAGTACCCTGACCTGAGGGCGAGGGTGATCAAGGAGTGGACAGCCAAGTATGCTGGCGACAAGACCGACCCTACCAACAAGGCTCGAAGCCCTGACCTGTGCCTGATCGAGAAGAAAGGCTCTGGCCAGTCCCTGCTGCAGGATCTGGCGCAGGCTCGCATAGTGGTGGCCGAGTACAATCCAGGCGCTGCTGACAAGATCAGCCGTGCCCACATGATCACGCCCCTACTCGATGCTGGTCTGGTGTGGATCCCCGAGTCCAAGCGTGGTGATACCTGGCCGACATGGGCTGACGCAATGATGACCCAGCTCTCGCGGTTTCCGAACGCGGAGCACGACGACTACATCGACACCCTGACACAGTCCCTGAGATACATCCGTGATCTGGGGTATCTGACGCTGGCCCGCACAAACCGGTATGATGACGTTGATCGAACCCCGCAGCAGCCTGTTATCAACCCCTACCTACAGTGAGGCACGTATGGCAAAAGCTAAGAAGCCGGTCTGGGACAAGTCCAGGCCAAAAGACCTGGGCGCCCCCAAGCCCCTGAAACCTGCCCAGAAGGCCGCAGCCAAGCGCACAGCAGAGGCTGCAGGCAGACCCTACCCAAACCTTGTGGACAACATGAGAGCGGCCAAGGCCAAGAAGAGGAGCACCTGAGATGGCAAAGTCACCAGCCTGGACCCGGAAGGAAGGCAAGGATCCCAAGGGCGGCTTGAACGCCAAGGGCCGTGCATCAGCAAAAGCCGAGGGCATGAACCTGAAGCCCCCTGCCCCCAAGCCCAAGACCGAGAAGGACGCAGCCAGACGCAAGTCGTTCTGTGCACGGATGGAAGGCATGAAGGCGAAAAACACCAGCGAGAAGACGAAGAAGGATCCGAACAGCAGGATCAACAAGTCCCTGCGGGCATGGAACTGCTGACAGGTGTCGCAAATGTCGCAACTGTCGCTGTCGCAAACCGATTACGGCAGGGGTTGTAAGTCATAATCAGCCAGCTTAAGATGCTGGCAAATGTCTGCTCCTGAAAGACAAAGCCCCCAGATCGCGAAATCTGAGGGCTTTGAGGAGCGGACACCGGAGGGCTAAGCTCCGATGTTGTCCAAATTGTACTTATTGGTGTCCATTAGTTGCAACACCAATTTGTCACAAAACGCCAACCTCGACCTTGCTCTCCGCGCTGACGGGGAACACAACGGTGGAGCGATACCCACGAGACAATGACCGGATCCGGGTTTGAGCCGACCGCCCTTGCATGCCAATGCAGAGGGACAAAGCAGGCCACGGGACACATGGGGACCGACGACCACGAGCCAGGACGGCGATGGTTCTGCCAATTGATCCGGGCAGAGTGACAGGCTAAACATCACTGGATAGAGGCTGGGTGTCCCCAAGGCTCTAAATGACAACTATGTCCTGCAGTGTTACAGTACAAGGACTATTTCCTCGGAGCAGCCCATGAAACGCGCCGCCCGCAAGCAAGTCCAAAAGTTCGGCACTGGCGGTTTGAATCGCTACTCCAGCACGATGTCAGACAGGCTGAAGGCGCCCAAGCTGTCCTCCAAGGAGCAGGCCCGCATTCAGCAAGCAATTGATCAGGGCTTCACCAACATCGCCTACCACAGCACGAATACCCCGTGGGATGAGATCGACCTCAACTACACCGACGTCGGTTTCCACGCCGGCACGCCTACCCAGGCCACCAACCGCGCTCTCGACAAGGCCATCCAGGCCGGTTTGCAGAAGACGCGGGAAGAAGGCAAGTACATCGACACCACCAACATCTTGCCCATCGCCTACCGCCCCGGAAAGACGCTGGTGACGCCAGATGTCGGCGAGTGGAAAGACGCCTACGAGACCCTGCTGTCCCTGCGCAACGTCCCGGCGCTTCGTGGCCAGTCGTGGATGGATGAGACACTGGATTATCTCGAGTCCCAGCGCGCCCCATACGAGCGGATGAAAAAG